TTAGGAAGTACTCCGGGAAACGATATAATATTTTCACGAATAGGATTAGGTGTTTTAAGATAAACAAACTTTACTTTATCACCTGAAATAACAGATTCGAATTTTTTATCTAACTGCTTTTCTTTCAAATGATAATTATAAAGAATACAACCTCTTACGTGCATTGGACAACCTTTTTTGTACAATGTTTCTCTATTCCTATACTTATCTATATTATCTGTACCGGAGTTACGGCCAATAGCTTCAGGTGGTAGTTTAAAGAACTCATCTTTAAAATTAGCAATAAATTCTTGCATTGCTTCTTCACCTTCATTCATAATTACTTTAAATGCTGCTTTCAGTTTATCACGACAAACTTCCGGAGTAGAAGATCGTACTGATTCCAAACCTGTAACAGAAATCTTAGGTTGTTCATAATGTACACCTTCTGAGTTAAGTGCATTTAAAATATAACGTTTCTTTGCAATGAATACTGCTTTATCAGTAATCTTTTCTCGCTTCATACTCATTGCTTGTCGATATGCTCCCATCTTTTCAGCAAGTTCTTTATAACCAGCATCAATAATAGGTTCAATTTTCATTTCACAAATTTTATCAAGGAACTCTTCACCTTTAGCACGATCGATATCCATTGTACCAAACGAAGCTTGAATAACAGGTCCCATATTAACATAGATAGAATCTGTATCGATGTAGATAATATAATCAACACTATCTGTTTTCAATAACTTATTTAGATATTCGTTTACAGATTTTTGAGCGTAACGAATTGACAATTGGCCAGATGTTGTAATTGCTTCAGCCATATCGTTAATATAATATAGGAAGTAAATATTTGCTGTTGCGCCATACAAAGAGTTCATAGCAATCTTAATCGCCATTTGCTGATTATGTAATTGGTTAGCTTCTCGTTTAAGAGCTAATTTATCAGTACCCTTCGCAGTTTCAAGTTCTTGTTCAACTTGTAACATACGCTTTTTAATTCCAGATCGAGTAGCATAATATTCATCAATGATTTCAGGAATGATACCAAGTTTATCTTTTCTAAAGCATGCACCATTAGCACATGTTGCATACCTAGATCTGTTTTGATATGGTACACGCATTGTACTACCAGGATTATTAGGATCTGCAACTTCTTGTCCATTGAGCACCATATCTTGGTTAATATATTCTCGTGCGTCGTCTACATATGTTTCTGGTGACAAGTTATATTGTAACATCAGGTGTGGATATAGAGAATTTAGATCGAATGAGACAACCCAAGGATGCATTCCAACCTTTGGATCTTTAACATAACCACCAACGAGTTCAGCAACGCGTTCACCAGGACCACCTTTTAATGGAGGCACAATACCTTTTTTCATCAGTCGACGATAAAGAGTTGTTTCCCAAATACTCACGGTACCAAATGCATCAGAATAGTTTACACCTCCACCATAAGCAACAGTCATTACAAGAGATAGTAGACCTGATTCCTCTTCAAGCTTTTCAACAAGCCATGTATCTTTAAGGTTATAATCCAAATAAAGTTGTGGATTTTGTTCGTACAAAGCAGTCAAAGAACCATATTCAGAGTAATCTAATTTCTTTTCACCAAGCACGACGTAAGCAATATGATCTAGTTTATAAGATTCTTGTGGACCATATTTGTAACCAAACTTCTTAAAAGCATCCATATAATCAATAATCGATATACCAGATATAGACCAAGTTGATTGTTTTTTACCAAATACTTCACGAGATTGCTGACGAATATTACGCCAAGGAGATAGATCTTTAACCCAGTCTTCGCCAAATAAACGAATCATACGAGTTATAATATATTGAATATCAAAATATTCAACGTTCCAACCAGTTACAATATCAGGATAGTCTTCCATCCAAATACGTTTAAACTCTTGAAGTAATTGATGTTCAGTATCAAACTTTTTAAATTCGATATTATCTGGATTAATATCAGTAATAGTTTGAGTCTTATCATAGTCTTTACGACCAAGCAAATGATACCTTAGGTGTTTAGTCGACTTGTAAGCAATAGATGTAATTTCTTTATCTGCTTGGTTAATATTAGCATAACCATCAGATATATCAACCTCTATATCAAACGAAACGATATTAATTAATGATGGATCAAATTCAATATTATCAGGATAATGCTCTTGAATAAATTGCGCAACATAATTACTATTACCAGCAATTTTAAATCCATGTACATCTTTATGATCTTCAATATAGATACGAGTATCTTTCATCGTACCTTTTTTAGTAGCCTGAAGTGGACTATCATCAATAAGAGATTTCCACATCGATTCTTTATTATTAGTACCTACAAAGATAGTAGGTTCGTATTTAATTTTACGTTCGAACTTTCGTCCGGCTTGATATCCTCGCCATAGAATAAAGTTACCAATTCGATCTACGTTGGTGTAAAAATCAGGCATGAATTTCCTTATGTGTTTTGTACATTATAGTTAACATTATATCAAAAAAGCGCATTAATGTCAACTATTATTTACATCCTTTTCTGACATTTTTGGGTGGATTCCGCGGTCATGCGCAACTTCAATAGCAAGAGCTTGAATGTCATCAATAAGAGCTCTAATCATTCCTTCATCACGTCTTTCCTTTGGCACACTGTATTTTTCATAACGAAGGTATGATGCTTTCTCGTGCATTAGATTAATTTTTTTACAGAAGTCACTAATTTTGTGTTGCATATTTTCTCCTAAGCTGCAATTTGGCTGAAGTTTTTTACTTTCTCAAATTTAATATGAGACATAAATTTGTCACCAAACTGATGTCCACGATGAGAGATAACAAAGATATTATCATCAGCATTTAAGTTATGTAAAGTATCAATTAACATCTCGATACCAGTTCCATCAAGAGCACCATCTAATGTTTCATCTAGCAATAATAGATTAGTTGCTACTGAATTTCTTAATTTTGCTACAGCTCGCCACGCTAACATAATTGATAATGTAATACGTAGCTTTTCACCTTCTGAGAATGAAGCATAAGAGAATTTATCACGGAAACGAGATTTAATAATCTCATTAAAGTTTTCATCTAGTTGGAAGTCGACAAAGAGATCAAACGCTGTTAGATATTTGTTGATAAGTTTATTCATAACAGGTACATACTGTTTAATAATCTTAGCTTTAATACCTCCATCTTGCAGCATTGCTCTAATAACTCCAATCACTTCTTTTTCTTCAAATAAAACTGTTTGCTGATTTTCAATCTTTTCTAATTGTCTATTATATTCCTCTAATTTAGATGTGTCAACTGCTTCGACTTCTTCCTCAGCACTTGTTAATTCATTTTTATAAGACACAAGAGCATTCTTTGCCATTTTAATATGAGCTCTATGATCTGCACTTGTAAGTGCTTTATCAGAAATCTTATCTTCGACATCTGAAATTTCATTCATACGAGTTTCATATTCTTGTATTTTAGCATCAAGATCTACAGTACCACTTTTAATTTCATCCATCTTATTTGATTTTTTAGTCATTGCTTCTTGCTTAAAATCATGAGCAATAGCTTGCTCACAAGTTGGGCAGTTATCATTATTATGATAAAAAGCATGCTCATTTATAAGAGTTTGTAATGATGATGTTAAATCGCGTTTAAGTTGTTTTGCTTTATCTAATTTAGATTTAACATTTGGTTTATCCTTAATAGATTCATTAAGTTCTGCAATTTCTTTATCAAGTACATCAATAGAAGCTTTTTCATTTTCAATATTTTCGAGATGTACTTTCATCTTTTCTTTAATCTTGTCGACTTCTTTTTCTTTAATCTTTCGTATTGATTCATTATGTTCTTTTGCTGAATCAATTCTTGTTTCGATCATATCTTTTTGATAACTGTTTTCTGTAATGCTTTCTTTATTTGAACTTATTTTATCTTTTAATAACGTATTCATAACACTAAATACTTCAATGTCAAGTAAGTCTTCAATAATATCTCTTCGTTGGCCTGCTGCTAAATCCATAAATGGAACATAAGTTGCGCTACCTAATACAACTATCTGAGTAAAAGATTTATAGTTTAGACGTAATATATTTTGTTCTAAATAAGATTGATAATCTTTAACAGCAGCATCTTGATCTATTAAATTACCATTCAAATAAATCTTAAAATAGTTTGGTTTAATACCTCGTTGTATTTTATAATAAGATGATCCAATAGCAAATTCAACTTCAACTTCTAATTCTTTATTATTAATTGAGTTAACTAATTGGTCCTTCTTTACTTTACGAAAAGCTTTTCCATATAAAGCAAATGTAAGAGCATCAAGCATAGTCGACTTACCACTACCATTAGTGCCACTTACCAGAGTTGTTTTGCTTTTATCGAAAAGAATTTCAGTGAATGCATTACCCGCTGAAAGAATATTCTTATAGCGGATCTTTTTAAATTGTATTTTCATTTATATAGATTGTGCCTCAGTATATAATTCATCAATAATTCTTTTTACATGAACTTTATCAACACGCGTTTCCATTGCATCAATATAGTTATGTAATATTTCTTTTGTGTCTTTAGTTTCATCTAGTATTTCATCAATACCTTCAGCTTCTAAATTTAAAGAGTCTTCAACTGCTTTTACATCAGCTGCTCCAGAATCTACTAACCTATTAATAAAAAGATCATAGATATATGGATTAGTTCTATTTTTTACAATAACTTTAATATAAGTATTTTCGATATTATCTGTATTTAGATTAGCAACATCATCAATAGTCATATCAGCATCATCATATTCAATCTTATGAAAAATAGGATTTGGATTTAAAATCCAATCTAATTCTCTTGTTTCAGTATCAAATACTCTAAAACCACGTTTACCTTGATAATCAGCCCATGTCATTTCATATGGAGAACCAAGGTAAGAAATATTATTATATGTAGATGGATGATGGAAGTGACCAGAGTATACTGCTTCAAAGTTTGTAAATACTTCTTTAGTTAAACCATGATCGCATACATGTCCTTTATCCATTTCAAATCCTTGAATTGAGAAGTGGCCAATACATACATTAGCATCTGAATTACGAATTTGATCCATCATTTCTTTGTAATTTGAATTATTAATCCAAGGTACCATTATAAACTTAGTTGAGCCAATTGTCAAATGTTCACATTTATCTTCATAGATATGAAAGTTATCATACTCACGAAGCAATAGATTCATTGAGTTAACTTCATTTGTATTTGTATAATATGTTGTATGATTACCAACTAAAGCATGAAATTCAATATTACGTTTAGCAAGTTCGTCAAAGAAAAACTCTTTACCTTTTTGTAAACTTACAAAGTTAATATATTTACGTCTATCAAATGTATCACCAAGATCAAATACGATTTTAATATCATGCTCATCTAAATATGGAAAAAAGATTTCACGAAAAAATCTTTCTTGATGTTGTTGAAATATTTTAGAATCACCACGCACTCCAATGTGCATGTCTGTAACCATTGCTATTTTCATTATAATCCCTCGATATACTTATTATAAGCTTCCTCATCCATAAAATCTTCTAAATCCGCTTCGTTTACATTTTCTAATTTAAATATCCATGTAGTCCAATCATCACTTACTGCTTCAGGCGTATCTTCTAATGATGCATTAATTTCAGTCACCAGGCCTGATACTGGACAATAAACATCTGAAGCTGCTTTAACAGATTCTACTACAGCACATTCTGTATCTTTATCAAACACTTCACCTGGTGCTGGTAATTCAATATAAACCAAATCACCTAATAATTCAATAGCATGTTGAGTAACTCCAACTAAATATAAGTCACCTTCTTTTTTAATCCATTCGTGTTCTTTTGTAAATCTCATTTTTTCTTTTCTTCTTCTTTTTCTTTTTTCTTTTGTTTATCACGATTAAGTTTATCTTCAAAATCTTCAATAAATGTATTCATATAATCTGCTGCAGTATTTAAATGTAAACTTAAATCTTCATCACCTTCATATGTTTGACCTGCTGCAAGAAATGCTTGAGAAGATTTGAAACGAATATACATTTGTTTCTTTTCTTTTGCAATACGTCTTAAGAATGCATACCAAATAATTTGTGTAAAGTATGCAAATGGATTATTAGATTTATCTGGATTAAAGTTGCTTATGTAAAGTAAACAGTTTTCAATACCGTCTGAAATCATATCTTCTTTATATGAATATCCAGAAAAATTTGGTTTAGTAGCCAATCTCGTAGCAATTTGTAAAATGCATTCACCAATATAATCAGGAACGCGTGGTTTTTTGTCACCAGCTTCTTCTGCTTCTTGGCAACTTGCTTTATAATCTACCATTGCTGCGAGTAGGTCTTTATTATTAACGTAGTTACGCTTAGCCATAGTTCCTCACTCGTGTTGTAATAATTTTAAATAATTCTAACATATTTTTAATGAAATGTCAACTGTTTTTATTAAATTAAATTATTTTTAAAAAAAAGTTAAAAAAAGGGTTGACAAACTTTTAAAAGCCATGTATAATAGGCTTATGCCTTAGAAACCAATAAAAGGCTCTTAAACATCAACTGTAAAAATCTTAACAGGAAATTGTTCTGATCCATAGATTTCCATTCTTTTTCTAAAATGTTGTAACGTATAATTTTCAAAAGATTTTAGAGATAAATCATCTGCAATATCATACAATGTCGCTTTATCAGCGTCATTCCCTTTTCTTAATGCTCTACCAATAGATTGTAATACTTTAATTTCTGATTTAGAACCAGAAGCGAATATTACATTATCCAATTTCTTTAGATTAACACCAGTTGAAAAAACTCCATAAGAAGCAAGAATATCATGCTGTTTAATTGGATCATTTTCTACTAAGTGTCTAATTCTTTCTCTTTCCTCTCCTTTTGTTCCGCCATATATAAAATGCAATTGACGATCTTCTTTTTGTAAAAGAGGTTCTAATATTTTACCATGTTTTTCTACAAGATCAAATAATACAAGATTATTTTGTCCTTCAAGGGACCATAAAAGATTTCTTATAAAAATATTTCTTTTTGTATTATTAACAATAAATTCTCTTTCCGCAGGATAACGTTTACTCGATTCTTTAATTTGTTTATATGCAGAATAAAAACTTTTTCTTACATCAGGTGAATGAGAAAGTACAATTGCTTTTACATTAAAGTCTGCAACAGTACCTTTATCCATAAGTTCTTTAGTCGACACGTGCTTTCTTACTTTACCAAAACATCCTTCTAATACAAGACGATGTGTTTTACTTTCTTCTGATTTTAATGTGCCAGTAAAGCCATGTCGATAATAACAATTAGGTAAAGACTCCATAATTTTTTGTAAAGATTTAGCTTGGAATTGATGTGCTTCATCTCCAAGTACAACTCTAAATGGAGCAAACCATGATTTTGGTAATTTAACTAATGATTGCCATGTAGAAATAACAATTGGAGCATCTGTATTCTTGTCGACTCCACCTTGTATCTTATAAATTAAATCCGGATCACATCCATAGTCGACAAAGTCACCTGCCATTTGATGGACCAATCCAATTGTTGGTACAATAATAAGTGTACGATGATTATATGTTTTAAAATAATGTTGTTGAATTAAATAGATAATTAATGATTTACCAGATGATGTGGGAGATAATGATAAAGATCTTTGATCTCTTAATGCATCAATTACATATTGATTTTGATAATCACGAGGTTCAAATTTACAATCAATTTCTTTTGCTAATTTATATGCATAATCATCAGGAACATCTTCTCCAAAAATCATATGATCTGGAGCATCTAAATCATATCCTCTTTCCTCGCAAAATTTTTGTAAATGAGGTAATAGACCAACATATAATTTTGGACGTAATGCCTGGAAAATTCTAATCCATCCATCCCATACTCTATTTTTATATGCTGGAGAAAATTGATAACCACTTGGTTGAAAACGGAAATAATTTTCTAATTCCATTTTAGTACCAGAATCTGCATGTACAACCATGTGTACAGCATCATGCGGCTCAATTTTTATTACTTCACTCATTAATATTCGCCGTGTTGGAATTTAATAATATCTATCATTGATTTAATAATAAAATTTCTTGAATGCAAAGTCTTTACAATATCTTCTAAAAAGTTTGCTCTTGCTGAATGGAGATCGATTTTGAGACTCAATCTTATAATATCTTTATCTGCTTGGATGTACTTGTCTACATCATTACGAAGTACTTTTTTCTGAAATGGGACCCACCCACGTTCTTTAAGATCTTCTTCTGCCATAGATCCATCATAGTATTCTCGCTTTTCTAGCTCTAATACTTTATAATCTGCTCTTAATTTTTTGACAGTTAATGCTTCTTTATAATATAATGTATAATATTTGTTATGCAAAGCTGGAATTTTTTTAAGCTCGCCGGCTAAATTTGATTCATCTATACGAGAATCTTCAGCCCAAATATTATTAATATCTTCAGTACTCATTACAAATCCTTGACATTCAGTTTTTCACAATATATAATATTATAACATAGTTTATTAGAAATGTCAACTAATAGTTTCCATAAAGAAGTTATTATATCTAAATGTAACGTTACATTCTGGATAAAAAACATCTGGAGAAGTTACATCTAGCATGACGGGTGCTAATGAGGTTGGAAAGCAATCTGTAAAAGTAAATTTAATATTTGGATTGCGAGCGCTATTTTGAATAAGTATAGATATATCTGATACAATACCTTCTTTTGTTTTGGCTAAATTTGCGTATTGATCAGATTTAACTGGAGTACCAAGACCTTCCATCCAGTTTAATATTTCTTTATAGTTGGTCATATTTTCATCAACAATAAAAGATAGATCCAGTTCTGTGTAGTCTAAGCGATCTGGTTCTTTATATATATTGTGAATAGGAGCAGTTTGTAATATAGGCGTCATAGTTAAACTAGGGATAGTAGCCTTTTGAGTAAAGAACTCTACATTGGGTATTCTATCTATAGTTACAAGAAATGATACCGGCGATAAATAATTTGTAATCATTGAAATTTACCTGTTGACATTTTTTTAAAGTTATGTTATTATTTATTATAAGTTAAAAACGGAGCAAAATTTAGTGTCTGAAGATTTTAGAATATTAACCGCACGCCAGCACGTCAGAGAACGTATTGGTATGTATATGGGTTCTTCTTCTCAAGAAGTTATTGAAAGATTTGTTTTAGGTAAGTGGGATAAACATACTTATGTTCCTGCTTTGTCTAAAATGATTGATGAAATTCTCGATAATTCTATTGATGAAGCAATTCGTACTAATTTTAAATATGGAAATAAAATTAATGTTTCTATAAGAGATAATAATTCTGTTGTAATTACAGATAATGGACGTGGTATTCCACAAGATGAAATCTTTGATGAAACAACTAAAGATAAAATTCTTAGACCAGTCGCTGCTTGGACAAGAGTAAATGCTGGTACTTCATTTGATGATGAACGAGTTACTATTGGTACAAATGGTGTAGGTTCAGCAGCAACTAACTTTTTGTCGACTAAATTTGTAGGTAAAACGTGGTCCAATGGTAAATTGGTTCAAGTTACTTGTAAAAATGGTGGTGAGGATATTAAAGTAGAACAAAGAGAATATCCTGTAGGATCTGGTACTGAAGTTATGTTTGTTCCAGATTTTAGTTTATATGAAACTGATAATCTATTTGATTTAGATACGATTGATTTAGTAGAAGATCGTTTAATGAGTTTACAAATGGCATTCCCAGAAATTGCATTCTCATTTAATAAACGTCGTATTAAAGTAAATAATCTTAAAAAATATTCTGAGTTATTTGGCGAAGAAGCAATTATTGAAAAGACTGATAATTTATCTTTCTTTTTCTCTGCATCCGATGATGGATTTAGATCTAATTCATTTATTAATGGTGTTAACACTCGCATGGGTGGTACATATGTCGACTACATGACTAATATTGTTTTAGATGAATTAGGTGCAATGATTAAGCGTAGACATAAAATTGAAGTTGCAAAGTCGACTATTAAGAATGGTTTAACATTTGTAATGTTTGCAAAGAATTTTACAAATCCTAAATTTGATTCTCAAACAAAAGAACGTCTAACAAATCCAATGAGTAATGTTAAGGAACATTCAATTGAAGCTGGAATTAAAGAAGCATCTTTCTATGCTAAAAAGATTTTAAATACACCTTCTATTATTGATCCTATTATTGAAGCTCAGCTTGCTAAGAAGATTGCAGCAGATAGACGTGCTGCTACTCTTGCACAGAAGAAATTACGTAAAGTTAAAGTTGCAAAACATATTGCAGCAAATACTGATAATGCAACACTTAAAATTGTAGAGGGAGATTCTGCAATGGGATTCCTTCTTAAAGTAAGAAATCCTGATAAGGTAGGCGCATATCCATTACGTGGTGTTATTATGAATACGTGGGATATGAAACCAGCTGAAGTTCTTAAAAATAAAGAATTAAGTGAATTAGTATCTGTTCTCGGCCTCGATATCACTAATCCGAACTCTGTTGATAATATGACATATGAATATATCGCTACATTAACAGATGCTGACCATGATGGTATCGGACATATTAGTCCATTACTTATTGCATTCTTTTATAAATTCTGGCCAAGATTATTAACTGAGAAAAAAGTTAAAATCACTCGTACACCAATTATGATTTCATCTAAAGGATCTGATGTTAAATGGTTTTATACATATGAAGAAGCTAATGAATTCAAGTCGACTCAGACAGGTTGGAAACATCGTTACATAAAAGGTTTAGGATCATTACAAGAAAACGAGTATGATCAAATAATTAATAAACCAGTTTATGATGTTGTAACAGTTGATAATGCTAATATATTTCAAATGATGTTTGGAAAAAATTCTGAGCTACGTAAAGAATATATGATGGCATAAACTTGTTGACATTAAACTAAAACATGTTATAATATTATTATATGAATGATTTAAAGACAAATAACTCTATGAATACAGATTATCCAATTTCTCAAGTAGCAAGCAATGAATGGCTTTCATTTGCTATGTATACTGTTGAAGCACGTGCTATTCCTAATATGATAGACGGGCTTAAGCCAGTACAAAGATTTTATCTATATAGTTCTCTACTTAATTCTAAAAAAGATTTTAAGAAAGTAAGTGCTATTGCAGGTATTATCTCTGATTATGGATATGCGCATGGTGAAGCAAGTGCTGCAGGTGCTGGTCAATTGATGGCTGCTACATGGAACAATAATGTTTGTTTAGTTGAAGGTCGTGGATCTTTTGGTACAAGATTAGTACAAGAAGCTGGCGCACCTCGTTATGTTTATACAAAAGTTCATTCTAATTTTGATAAGTATATTCAGGATGTCGACTTAGCGCCTAAACATGATGATCCTGAACATGAACCACCTAAATTTTATATTCCAGTTATTCCATTAGTATTAGCAAATGGTACTAAAGGTATTGCAACTGGATTTGCTACAAATATTCTTCCACGTCAC